AATCAAAGTATTTGTTTTCAAGGGCGGAAAGCCGCTGCATTCGCTTGGTAAAAGCGCTTTGCATTCCCTTGTAAGCAGACTTCAACTCAGGAGAAAGCTCCTCAGGGTTTCCACCCCAGAAAGAATCTCCATCGCTCTCAGCTTCAGTTTCAGGTTCAGGTTCAGCGTGGTCAACTAGATGCTCTTCTTCACCATAGGCATCGTCAGCCTCACTACCGATCTCTTCAGAGTTGTCCTCTTCTTGGATCTCTTCAAAGTTGTCGATGGGCGTCTCTGCTGTCATGGTTCCTCCAAACGCATTATCGCGTGATTTGGATATGAGTTTAACCAGAAAGTTTTGTCAAGTACCATCCAAGCTATGCCAAACGAAAATATAAAAATCCAATTTTCCAACTCTCAAATCTCAGACTGGATCGAAAAGATCGAGGAGTCGGAAAGGATACTTGAGGAAAACCACCTCCCTGTTTGGCGCTCTGTTCAAGCTGCCTACTCGGCTGAAGGGTCTGGAACCCTAGACGGGCTGCACTACGAAGACAGCCCAGAAGTTAACTTCAACTTCCTTCTCGCTAACGCGAACACAATCCTTCCAGGGGTCATCTCAGCCAATCCGTATATTTACGTTAAGCCGCGTCGTCCCGGCGATAGGGAGTCTGCGCGCATCGCAGAGACTGCGCTTAACTACATCTGGCATGAGATTGACGGCAACCGAACGACCAGGAGTGTTGTCCTGGACACAATCTTGTTTGGTATTGGCGTGGCTAAGGTTGGCTACGAGGGGAGTGGCTCCTTCTACACAGAAGAAGACTATGACACCGGGCCAGAGAAGCCGCTTCCTGGCGAGGGGCAGACAACTGAAGGCGATCTAACTGACGAGCAGAGGCGGCAGCTAAGAAGGCTTCTCGCTGATGACCAGATGTCTTTTGAGGACGGCCCTGAAGACAACCCAACCTACGGCAGGGTCTGTCCGTGGGACCTGCTTATCCCACCTGGATACACAGACATTAAGCAGTGCCCCTGGGTCTGCGAGCGCATGATTGTTCGCCTTACCGACCTCAGGGAAGACGACCGCTTCGACATTCCAGATGCTGTTGTCGCTGATTCGTGGCTGGAAGAGGCTATTCCCTCGACCCTCACCGGGACAACAGCTCAGAACAATCTCAACCAGCCAGAGATTAAGCCTGAGTATGTGACCCTCTATGAGATTCGGTATTGGGCAGATGCGGGGGGCGACCTTCGCCGCTATGTCGTCTGGATCCTTAAGAACCCAGGAACCGGGGACGCGCAGGACTCAATCATCAGGCACATCCCAGATCCCATCGAGATGAAGGGCTACCCCTATCAGGTGATGCGGTTCGTAGATGTCCCCAACAACTTCTACAGCACGAAGGTTGCCGACCTGTACTCCATCAAGGACATCGCCCAGCGCCTCAATGACGAATGGGCATACATCCTAAGGCACCACCGGCTTTCCTCTCGCCGCAAGTTCATCGCAGCCCCAGGCTCCCTTGAGTCTGGTCAGTTGGCCTCATTGCTTGAGTCCGAGGAAGACATGGCCGTGGCTGAGGTCCCAGCTAGTGTGGCTAGGATTCAGGACGCCCTCATGATTCTTCCAGAGGCCCCCCCTCCCAGCACAACCCCTATGGTGCTCAGTGGTCTATCGAAGCTCATGTACGAAATCTCAGGCATTGACTCCTTCCAGCGTGGAGGAGCTAGCCGCAAAGGAACGACAGCCACCGAGGTAGCCATTGCGTCTGCCGCAACTAAGGGCCGTGTTGGGATGCGACTAGAGGCTACGGAGAGGTTTATTGCCAACATCTCTCGGAAGATCCTCTCAATCATGCGCCAGTATTTTGATGAGGTCCGCTACCTTCGGATTGACGGGGATGCTGGTGGCGACGAGTTCGTCTCCTTTACGGCGTCTGACATTCAGGGCTTCTACGACATTGATATTCAGGCTGGGTCTACGATTCCAACTGACCCGGCTGAGGAGCAGCGAGCCTTCATGGGGCTACTCCAGACCATTCAGGGAGTCACCGGAACCCTTGCTCCCCTGGTTCAAGGTGGGATTCTCCCTCCAGCTGCGATTCAAAACTTTATGGATCAAGCCTTCAAGGTCTGGCGGCAAGACAAGCGAGCCCTTGTTGGGCCACTCTCTCAGCTTCATGGAGCGGCTATTTCTGCTGGCGCGGCTGGACAAGCTCTCGAAGAGCCCCAAGCTCAGGGGGTAGAAGATACCGGCGTGGGTGCCTCTGGAGAGGCTCTTGCTGGCACAGGGCCTAGAGAGGTAGCGCCTAGCAGCGCAGAAGCTGTAATGGGTAGATTCCAAAACTAAGGGGAAGCAATGCGTATTTATGACATGAAGTGTAATCACGAGCTATGTGGGCGAGTCTTTGACTGGCACACAAAGCCTGCGATCTACGACAAGAGCAAGGAAGACGACTTCCGCGACGTTCACTGTTGGTACTGTGGGCGCATGGGAGCAAAGAGGGCTTTTAGCTCTGCCCCTGCTGACTTGACGGTGAGGGGAACCTGGGGGCGCACCGCAAGCCCTGAGCTTAAGGGGAAGAGCTACTACACCAAGCAGGAGCGCGACCGGCAGCTTGCTGCGGCTGGAAGCTCTGTAGCTGACGACGGGGAGTCAAAGGGCGTCCTTGAGAGGGGGGACAGGATTACCTCCTCAGAGAGGGACGTAGCCAGGGAAGCCATTGAGGCCCTCCTCTCCGAGAATGGGGAGATGAGGCTTAAGGACATCATTGAAGACACAGGTCTTGCCCACAAGCTTGTCCACGATGTTGTCTATAGAGATCCAGGCAGGATCACAAAGGTTGGCTGGGGAACCTACGGGCTTACTGGCGTCTCCGACCAGACAGAAGCCTCCGCGTAAGAGAGGAGCTTCTCTCGTACTCGTCCCAATCCTCGTGGGACCACCTGTTGTGATCCATAGCTTTGTCCATGTCTACCTCTGTGGCGTTGATCTTCGTCATGCCTCCTGGGGTGTAATGAGCTACTGCGTTGGCAATCATGGCTGATACGCAGGCGTCGTCGTTCTTGCCTGGGGGGGCAGACATCCTCGCCTGAAGAGAGTCAATCCCGTCCTTGCTGTAGAGGATTGTTCGCGTATACGCCTCCATCTCATCAAGAACCTGCCTTGACCTAAGCTTTATGTAGCCCTCCTTGAGGGCCTTCTGCATCAAGCCAACCATTGCTGGCTTTGTCTTCTTCGTTGTGTCCCAGCCAAGCATGATGCCTGGACCTCCCAGGGTGTCTGTCGTTACGCGCCTATAGAGGTTCCAATACTTAGACCTCTCAAGGAGGGCGATAAGCCCAGCGCCAAGACCCGTAACCTCTGGGGCTAAGGTTGCGTTGTTGTAGTGGAGAGCTACCAGAAGGCAGAGGGGGGCTAGCTCATCCAGCTCAATCTTCCCCCTCCACTCAGCAACCTGCTCAAGGGTAGCTAGGTCAAAGACGCAGAGGTGGTCCCAATCTTTACTGTTGGCTCCTTTGCTTACATCTGCGCTAACGATGTACCTAGAGCCAAGCTCTGGCTCTCCCCAGACTGACAGTCTTCCTGCTCCCTCCATAACCTCGTCTACCTTTGGCCGGTAGGTTGAGTAGAGGCGCTCCCTGCCAAGTGGGTAGTCACTTATGTCTCGAATCTCGTACCACTTGTGCGGGGGGCAGACATTCATCTTAGGCTTCATCGCTCCTGAGTAAGGAAGGCAGAGATCACACCAACACCCGTGAACATTCTTCTGAAGCTGGATGGCTTCTCGGTCAAACACCGGGGAGCCTGAAGCGCTAAAGGCTTCCTCGTCAGTGCTTGGGTACTCCTGATGGAACCTCTCTACAGAGCTGCCGCACTTAGAGGAGATCGTCTCCCTCCTCCAGACAAGGTTCTCAAGGGTTATCCATTCTCCGAACTTGTCTAAAAGCTCCTTCTCTGCGCCATCTAGAGAAGCTACGAACTCCCCCTCTGGGACCTTTAGAGGTCGAACGTAGTCCTCAACGACAAACCAGGGGGTGAAGTAGGCATACCAAGTGGAGTCTGGATCTCCGGGGTACTTCCTCTTTAGAGGCATCCAGGGATACGGCTCTTCCTGCCAAACTCTCGCGCCCAAGTACATGCTGTGGTGGAAGTCGCCAGAGCCGTTACAGGTTGACTCTGCGTAAGCGAAGGTCCCGGGCTCATCCGGCATAGACTGGAGGGTGGCTAGGAAGTAACGCTCAGGCTGCTTGTAGAAGGCGACCTCTGAGAAGTGAGCAAGCCTAGCTGTTGTTCCGCGAGCATCCTCTGCGCTCTTTGCTGTCATCACGGTGAGGCGACTCCTCAGCCCGGTGGGTCCGTTGGGTGCCCTGAAGTCCAACTCAGCTCTGTTGTTGTACTTCGTTAGTGGCTGCAGTCGCGCTGGGAGATTGTCATAGAACATCTTCGCCTTTGTGAAGATGCTGTGAACGGAGTGGTCAGCGTGGGCGGCAATCAGGGCAGACTCATCCCTCCTTGTTATGCAGCGATGAAACATCCAGCCCTGTATGTGAGTGCTGCATCCAGCCTGCCGAGCTTTTGCCTCCCAGATTCGTATTGGGATCCCAGCCTCATCAATCTCATCAAGCATCTTCTGGCGAAGAATCTGGCTCTTGTTGAGGACAAAGGGGATCAACTCACCCTTCTTCGTCTGTATTAGGAGGTTCTTCTCTGCGAAGGACACGAAGTCAGAGTTCTCTTCCGAAAGGAGTTCGATCTCAGCAACTTCTGCGAATGTTTTCTGCAGTGGTTTTTTCGCCGCCACGCTTGGACTCCTCTATCCAG